AGTATTAGCTTTTTTACCATATAGTAGGCAAATTGGTTCAATGCCAAGTCCTAATTTATACAGTTTAGATTGTATATTCCAATATGAACTGTAGTGAGCAGGCTCTGTAACCGAAAATATTGCTTTTTGAATTCTCATTTATTCCTTTATTTGACTTGATACCAATGAACATCTCTAATTTCCGGAGATACGGGAATTGGTTTGTAATCTAAGCCATGTTTATCAAAATATTCATGCACAGCTTTTCTAGCTCCATCTAATGCATAATCATCAATAATCACAAATCCACCTGGTTGAACTTTATGATGAAGATTATCTAAGCATACTTTTGTGGATGAATATAAATCTCCATCTAATCTTAATAGAGATATTTTTTCTATATTATTAAGAGCAACAGTATCCTCAAACCATCCTACTATAAATTCATATTGTGCAAGATTCAAATTCCATCTTCTGCCAATATTATTTCTAACTTCAGATAAAGAATGAACAGTAATGCCGCTACTAACCAATAATTCTCTTTCGTCTAACGGTAAAGGTCTATTAGGATCAGTTGGACCGATGCCAGGTTGATCTGTGTCATTTTTACCAGCTAGTGGGATTCCTTGGTAGCTATCGTAAGCGTATATTTTTTTATTTGAATTTAATTTGCGACATACATGACCCATAACTCCTATTTGAGAACCGGCAGCCACTCCGCATTCAACAAAATCTCCTTCTATACCATCATTAATAGCTCGATACGCCAAATCATATGTGTTCTGTATCGTATCTTCGTTTGAGTAAGCCAAGCTTGCATAAGTTTTCAGTTCTGGTAACATTTCTTTTTCCTTTCAAATTTCTACTATGATATCTTCGTCATAATAGCATGTTTATCGCCATCCACAATTCTTTTCGATATCTGTTATGATTTTGCATTTTTTCACATTACCATATTCGTTATAGAAATCACATATCTCTAAACTAGAAAAATAACCCCTAGATGTACTACAGCCAGAAGCTCCGATATAGTTTGTGAAATCATCCCCCTTTTCCCTTACCATTTGAGGAATGTCTTCCATATAAGCATCAGTAACAATTTTGTTAGCTGAACGATCATTTGGTCCACCTAAATGATGAATCAATACTGAACTTTGAAAATGAGGCCAAACGGCATTCATAAGGAAGTCTTGATCATAACCAAATCTAGTATAACCAGATTCCGTATATATTCCTGTCATAAATGCGTTAAGAGACGGAGACCTCATAGCCTCCAAAAACTTAGGAGAATGAAAGCCACACATGCCTCCCATAAGAGGGATACAATGACTAACGTTGTCAGTTATGCCATGAACAGCTTTGCGACTTGATATAAACGATCTAACGCATTGAAGTTGTCGAGGTGTCAAAATCGAATCAGAATCTCTACAGAAAACATACTCAGTGTTTTCCCATATAGGCAACATTCGCCACAACATCATAGTACATCTGAGTCTTTTTTGATAGAGTTTGCCTTCGTCTGGCACGACAATAACTTTAATAAGACCTTCCTCTGCAAGCTTCTTTAGAACAGGACAGTACCCCTCATCGCCTAGTTCATGATCGGTGTATATCCAAAAAGCCCAAGAATCATCCCAATACAAGGTAAAATGTTGTCGTATGTTGGCGGCAAAGCCAGACGACCATTTCGCCTTATCGCCAAACATAGAAAAGCTATTAACCTTCATTCGATAATCTCTCCAACATGACTTCCGTGCTTCATTGGCGGATGAGACGGGAACGGGCGAATATCGTGAACTCCAAAGAATTTAATTGGATCATACTTGTAATCAAAGACAATCTGACCTTTATCATTCTTCTTAATAGGAGGTACTTCTGGTATTTCTGGAAACAATTCATCAAGAACTGACTGCGGGATGTTCAATCCCTGAATATAAGCATTCGCAATATACTCTTCTTTGCCTTTAAGAGTTTTCTCTCGATACTCTGACTGTTCTGCTCTTTGCTTATGATACTCTTCTAAGTTTACAACAACCTGTTCAACAACAAATCCATTGTTGAATTTATCATGAACTATGGCTTTGTCTTTGAACCTTTCCCAAACATATTCCTTAAGGAAATCTTGATCACTTCCTTTGTAATCATATTTACCCCAAGTATTCATTTTAAGCCCAATGTTCTCAATAAGACCAGTCCTAACTCCCCACATGCCACCGAGCATGGGAACATTGTGTTCCATATGATCTCGCATGCAGTGTAACGGTTTACCTGATTCCAGCCATTCATCAACTGCAACCTTTTCTCTCTCATTGATTCTAGAATCAATGTCTCTAAAAATAACGATATCTATGCCTTTTTCTGAAGCAGGCAAGAACCTCCAGAAAAGACCTTCCCACTTACTCTTGATTGATTTCATTACAAAAACTTCAGCATTAAGTTTTCTGAGCAAATCCATAAAGCTCGCATCAACATCAGAGTCGCAATAAAAACGAGGAATCCAACCGGGATAAATCTCGTCAATCAACTTAATGTTTTCTATGCAACCGTTTAGATATTTTGGGCTATTTCCCCAAACACTGAATGATATTAGATTAGTTGTTTGCGCCATAACTCCACCCTGTTCTTTTTTGTAAATCACCCCTTAAGGATTCAAGTCTTTGTTCTATTGGAGTAGCCATTATTTCGTCGTAAATACTGCCATTTACGCTATAGGCGTTAGCTCTTTTGTGATTGATATGAAGAAAAGGAGTGTCCCTTACTTCGTGCATTTTAGTCAAAGATGTTATTCTCCCCCAAAACTCACAATCTTCGCTTCCGTATCCACAAAATCTTTCGCACATACCTCCTGCTTTTGCGAAAGCTTTTTTAGTAAAAGCAATACTACCACCTGAAAAGTAATCTACTCGCTTCGATCCGTTCCAGAGCAAGCCAGTCTTCAGTAAAGTAACATTGTAAATCTCTTTACCGAAGAAACACGATTCGTATTCATTAAGCGTTGCGTCTATTCTCGCAAAATATCCCTTGGGCGGTATAATGTCGGCATCATTCATAAGAATCTTGTTATAAGTTGCAACCGCAAATCCAGCGTTGATTGCTATTGATTTGTTGAATGGCGTTGGACCGCTCTGTGTAAAGATTTTCCTTACTCTTGAGTCATTTATGAAATGATTTATGTTGACTCGCTCAACTTGATCTTCTTCAGAAACAATAATCTCAATAGGCTCAACGTTTTGCAGCAAAAGCCTTGTTATGCAGTAGTTCAAGTTGTTCTGTCTATCTGGTCCCCTCGCTGGAATAACAACAGATAAACCCGAAATAGGCTGGACAGACATGACGGAAAACTCAAACTCCTTTCGAATGTTAGGAGGTAAGTTTGCTATAGCTCTTGGAAATATCATCCTCCCCAACTCCTTATTCTTGGATGAATATGCGGAGGCCTATTTTGTGTATTCATAGCTGGCTTCGGAGGGCCGCCCTTTTCGTATAGATAGTGATACAAAACACCTGGTATGAACTTTTCATCCTTTAGCAAGGGCAATAATCTCGTCGAGAAATCCCTATCTTCTCCGAAATTGCTTTCCGGAAACTTAGTAGCCACTGCAAGCTCTCTCTTTATGGGATTGAGATGGTTAGGGCAACGATAATAGATTCCGTTTTGCTCAAACCATTCTTTGTATTTCAATGAATGGATAAACATTCTTGGGTCTTGACCTTGAAATGTAATAATACCCTGTATTCCACAGCAGTCTGGTCGATTTTCGGTTGCTTCCATAATCTTTCGAACGTAATCATTTGACACGATATCATCGTCATCAACAAAGGCAACATAATCACCCTTGGCTTCATCAAGTAGCATGTTCCTTTTCTTACCGATAACCAACTCTCCAGAATCCGTCTTAACTAAAACCTCTACATCGTTATGTAACTGAGGCTCAAGAACTTTTTGAAGTCTTTGTAGCTTGTCCAATCTTGAAGCGAGCGAACAAACAAGTATAGATAGTCTTTTGCTCATACGATTTTTCCTCTTCTTGAGAGCTTAATAGCTCTTTGCTTTTCATAGTTTTTTGACCAACGATTCATGGCTTGCAACCTTTTGTTATTGGGATCTTGAATCATACTAATCGGTATCTGCCCATTTTGGTCTGCCAATCTCTGAATACCTTTACCTTCTTCCCTAATGAGCCATTGTGTAAAGTTCTTATCTCCCCTGTTATATCCCTTATCCCTCATCCATGTTCTTCCTAGGTCTTTTAGAACCACAGCTTTGGGATCAAACGGGAAATATAGAAAACTTTCTCTTCTATATGAAGATTTCAAATTCCTAATTTGAACTTCAGGATTATCGGCTATTGCCATCTTTTCTGCCATCTCCCTACAAAAGGTTCCTCTAAGAAAACTTGGCGATAACCAAAAGTCGGACTTAACGTTTTTCCACGCCCTCAAAGCAACCTGCTGAACATGCGGAGGTATAAAGAATTGGTTGAAGGACGAAACCTTGAAAGGAATAAGCAACTCCCAATCGTCTTCTAGATGGAAATTATAGTACGTTTCTATCTTTGAGAAACACCATTTTATCGCAGAGGCAAAGTTGGGAGTATGAGGCATGTTGACAATAACATTGCCAAAATATTGTCTTGCAATGTTAGCAACTTCTTCTCTTTTATAGTCTTCTACCTTATCAGGAAAGCTATCAATGTTTATGTAAAGAGTGGCTCTTCTGAAATCAAAGTCTTGTAAATTTTTGGTGAAAGATTCATAGGTTGCTTTGATTAGCTCAGGTCTTGGCATTGCCGTTGTCGTGAACGATAGAGTAGTCTCATCAATTGGGTACATTGGGGCCTCTGAAATTTCCATCAAGCCTAGAAAGGTCAATATCTAGGCTTTGATCTTGACATTGCTGATCCCTCCAACGAGTTGTTGAATTTGGAAGGAATCTCCATTGTGTAAAGTCGTCCAAACCTCGACCATAACAAGAAGTCTTTATCCAAGATCTTCCCAAATCTCTGAGAATTACCTTGTCGTCTTCAAAGGGCCAATACACAAAAGATTTACTAGGATTGTATGGGTTCAAGTTCCTAATCTGTTCTTCTGGATTTTTGGCTGTATGCATTTTGCTTGCCGCAAAATTACAAAACGAAGTCTTGATTATAGACGGACTTAGAACAAATCTCGGGTCCGACCTTTTCCATGCCCGAAAACCAACTTGCAAAACATCAGGATTGTCAAAAAAATCAACAATATATGACGGTATATCGCAAAGCAGTTCCCAGTCATCTTCTAAGTTGAAAACATACTCCGTATTAGCTTGCGAAAAAATCCACTTAACAGCTTGCGGAAAGCAAGAAAAGCCAATATTAACTACAACATTACCAAAGTAACTTGACGCTATCTCTTTTACTCGTTCAATATTGGCGTCTTGCTCTTTATAGTCAGTTGAATATGGGAACTTGTCTATATTCAAAAATAACGGAATACTCTTAAAGTCCAACCACTTAACTTTGTCCCGAAAAGATGAGTATGTCTTTTCAAGCAATTCTGGACGAGGCATTGCTGTTGTCGTAAAACATATATTACTAGAGTTAGGTCTGGTCATGCCTTAATTATCGTACAACCACAACAATCGCCTTTATTGAATTTCGTCAGAAGCGATTCCCTCGACGCAAGAACTGTCTTGCATGAAGGACAAAGAGTGTTTTGATGCCCTTCGTGATAAGTGTTCTGCATGTAGACAAACTTTGAGTCGCGATAAAGTTCTCGAACCTTAAGAAGAAGACCATCTGAAGTAACTTGCGTTCCTACATCCTTGTAGGCTGGATATATTTTCAACAGGTGAACCGGAGTATTAGGAAAAGAAGACATAAGTTCCGCAAAAGTTCGATGTTCTTCGATTTTTGAATCATAATAAACAGGAACGCTTACTTCAACATGAGTTTTATCAATAGCATAAATAAGACAATCAATTACAAAGGATAAATCAGGAACGCCAAAAGAGGAATACCTTTCCTTGCTTCCTTTCCAATCTATATTCATTGCAGCAGAAACAGCACAAAGCTTTTTCCAAATATCAAGATTAGCGTATGCATTTGTCTTTAGAATAAGGTCTAAAGAATACTCCTTGCATTGTTCTGCCAAGTCCATTATGTACTCAAAATATACAATAGGCTCATTGTATGTAAAACAAACAGCCCCGCATGATTTGTTAGTTGCGAGGCCGCAAATATCGCTAGGCGATAAATGTTGAGACGAATGTAATTTGTTCTCTTGACTAACCATCCAGTTCTGACAATACGAACAAGACATAGAACAGCCATAACCTCCAACAGAAAGAGTTTTCAAGTTCGGTTTGTAGTGATAAATTGGTTTCTTTTCTATTGGCTCAACTGCTGCGTGAGTTATCTTACCGTAAGCCTCAAGCACAACACCCTTATCAGCAATCCTAGCCTGACAAGCGCCTCTTTGTCCATTTCTTAGCTTACACGCATGAGGGCAAATAAGACATTCAAAACGACCATCATCGATCTGCCTAGATATCAATGTTTGATCATCTTGGATGGTTTGATGAGAAGCCATATTTCGTCTTGCCCCTTAACATCGCTTTCAATTTTAGAACTTTTCGGGTCTTTGACTTCGGAATAGAAAAGATTCTCTGCACAGATTCCCTGACACAATGGTAGGTTGTTCTTGTGTATAGTTACATATTGATCTTTGACTTTGTTATCTTGGTAAAACTCAATAAGAGAAATTCGTATTTTCTCGATAACACAGGCCGCATCATAACCAGAACGAAATTCAGAGCTATATTGGTCAAGGTATATTAGTTTGATGTGTTTGGTCATGGCTCTCCTCCTGCTAAGGAATACAGAAAGAGACCAAACAATCCTCTGATTACTCTCGAACTGTAAGTCTAATGGTTGTTACACCTTTATTATCAGTAGATTGACCATCCCACTGATACGGACCAGACTGAACTATCTTATGAACAACATCAGTAGCGTAATGTTTGACAAGTTCAGGAAACTTGTCGTCCCATTTCTTCTTATCGAAAGCGGAAACATGAACAGTATAGGTTCCGTCAGTTTCCCTGAAAAAACCAATATCGTTACTTGCCGCTCCCACTTGTCCCCTTGGTATAACTATGTGAGCTTTTTGACTACGGGCATCTCCCTGATAACCAGAAAGAGCAGTTGCGTTATCATAAACTCTTGGTTTATAGCCAATCTTCTTGAGAGCTTCTAGTAAAGACGATTCGTACTGCACTCTTAGTTCGCATTTTACACTATGAAATTCAGAAATGGGAGTCTCCTTATTAATCTAAAGCATGAAACTTATGATATTTACGATCCAAAAATACAGTTGCGTTTCGATAAAAATATCTTTCGACTTTCTTTGCTAATTGATTACCATGAAAACACATTTCCCAACCATTTTTCTTTTTTCTATAATGAGAAAGAGCTTCAGTATCAAGTTCTTTTCTAAAATGATCAGAGATAAATTCCATCACCTGTTTGTTCCCAAAAATACTTCCACATATATTATTGGTTGATTCTACTATTGAAACACTTCCATCTCCGTCAAAATATCCTCTGATCCAATGTCTAATCAAGCTTTTCCTAATCACCGGAGGTTGAAGTGTTTTGCTTTTTCTTGGAGTAACACCAAGATTTATGAAATCTTTAACCAATTCTCGATGATTTATCTGAAGCATATCACAAAGAAAAATATCAGTTTTACCGTTATAGGTAAGGTGATGCTTCCGATCATAGTGAATTGGCCCATCGTATTTTATTGCAGATTTCAGTTTTTCAAGATGACCTCTATCTTTTGAGGACAACTCTATTTGTAAACATCTTTTACTCTTAGAATCAACAATACATCCATCTGCCGCAATAAATCCCAGCCAATATGCTTTTTCTTCGGTATCAATCTTTTTGAAGAATGATTCATCAAATGAATAACAACTTTTTGGCCTTGTCCTTTCTAACCTCGGCCTTGTGAGACCGAATTTTGCAGCCAAATACTGAACCTGATAAGGCTCAATGCCCAACTCTTCAGCTATTTCATGTCTTCTTTTTCGTTGTACAATATACAATACTTCAATCTGATTTTTGGTTATGTTTGTTTTCATAACGTATTCTACTTATAAAGAGTGAAGAATACCTTCTTAGTTTTCAAATTCGCTCATGATAAAACTCCAATTTCAATTACATCGGCCAAGGCATTTTACGAAGTTTATAGACGTATCTTATGATTTCGTAGACCGCCCCTTTACCTCCTGGAGCGTTAGCGGCATATGCGGAGTGCGATACGACTTCTGGTATTGCGTCAGATGGACATGCGGGAAATCCTGCCTCCAAAATGCATCTATAGTCATTTTCCGCATCACCAATATATAGCACATCTTCCCACTTCATGCCATTTACTTTTAGATATCTACTAAGATCTGCAAGTTTATCACGACTTCCAGTAATAGTGTTGTATCTATTACTAAATTTGTGTCGGTGAATATCATCCATAGCGCCAGTAATGATTAGTACAGTAAAGCCATCCTTGGCTGCTCGATCTAACGCATAACTATCTCTGGTGTGAAAATTCTTGTGAATAATACCATTTTCGTCAACATAATAGTTTCCGTCCGTCAAAGTGCCATCAACATCTACTGCAATAAGTTTTAGCGATTCTATGCTCATTATTCTTTCCTTAGCTTAGCTCTCTCTACAAGCTCTTTTTCGTCAGGATATGGCGGGGCATAGCTTATTGCACAGGAAACATTCTTCAAATCCCTACAAAGCTTCCTGAGACCATCAGGTTCAAGGCTTGCGGCTGCATCAGTATGTCGCAGAGTACGATCATCAACAAAATGTCTTTCTATGTATTCTGCGCCTAAAATCATTGCTGCTATGTCTGAAGCGATTCCGTATCCATGATTTGAAAATCCGACTCTAAAGCCAGAATCCAAAAGCTTGTTTATTTCTAGTAAATGCAGTTTATCAAAAGGACAAGGATAAATGCTAGTACAGTGATAAATCACAAAACGATCAATAACAAAAGATTTCATGAACTTGATTAGTGATTCTTTTTCTTCTCTCGAAGACATTCCGGTTGATATATGAATATCACCGTCAAAATGACCCAATAGGTATTTTATCATTCCTCTATCATGATTGCATGGACTTGGGATCTTGATGAAACTGGGATTGAGGGATGCAATTTGGGCAGCAGAAGTCATATCCCATAAGAACATGAATATTCAATGCCAAGTTGCTTGCAGTAAGCAAAAAGCTCTTTATGCTGTTCAATGTCAAATTCAAGAGCTTTTCTATGCTCAAGATAAGTCTCTCCATAAGCGAAGCTCTTGTTTGGATGAGGTTGATTCTTTATGTTCTCTGGTACGCTTTCATCAGGATTTCTTTTTTGAAATTTGACACAATCAGCTTCGCACAAGGTTGCTAACTGTATAAGCTTCTTGGCTCTTTCCATAGAACCGAGATGTACGCATCC